AGTCTCTAACAATCTGTACGGTTCACAAGTTGGGACGGGTTCCCATTATGGCGGGAGGATTCCATGCCGGCACAGCCAAAACCACCCGGTCAGCGCAGAAGGCGCAACGCGGGGCAATCACAGTGGAAAGAACTGCCAGCCGAAGGGCGCAAAGGCACTGCGCCCGAGCTCCCCGACCTTGAATGGCTGAATGACACCCGCGAATGGTGGGCAACCATCTGGGCATCGCCAATGGCTACGGTCTGGCAGCCGGCAGATGTTGACCCGCTGATCCGGCTTGCGCGTTTGCGCGATGCGGACGCTCGAGGTGACGGTTCAGTTTCCGCGCTTGCTCAGATCACCGCACTCGAGGACCGCTTCGGCCTAAGTCCGAAAGCGCGTCGAGCACTTCAATGGGAGATCAACACCGCAGAAGGTAGCGCCGGGCAATCGCAGCCCACCAAGCGCAGACTTCGCGCTGTTAGCTAATGCCCTGGCGTGGGGCTGAAACACCGGGCGAGTTCCCAACGCTCGGCTTCCTTGTGGCCGACTGGATCGAGGATCACTGCGCGATCCCAGACCGCGAGATGATCGGGGAGCCGTTTCTGCTCACCGACGAGCAGCTGGACTTCCTGCTGAACTTTTACCGCCTGATCCCAGAGACTGGCGAGTTCTACTATTCACGCGGTGCCCAACTGACCCGTCCACAGAAGTGGGGAAAGGGTCCGCTATCTGCCTCCATCATCTGCGCCGAGGCTTCTGGGCCCGTTACCTTTGACGGCTGGGACGCTGAAGGTCTGCCGGTTGGCAAGCCTTGGACCACTCCGCTGATTCAGGTCACGGCAGTTTCCGAGGATCAGACCGCAAACGTTTACTCAGCCCTTCTACCGATGATCGAGCTGGGCGCACTCCACGCCGACATCGAGGACACCGGCCTTGGACGAATCAACCTTCCAGGTGGTGGCAAGATTGAACCCGTCACCGCTTCTGGCCGCTCCCGGCTAGGGCAGCGCGTCACCTTCATCAACCAGGACCAGACTGAATCGTGGCTACAAAGCAACGGCGGTCGAGTGCTGGCAGACAACCAGCGACGCGGTATCGCCGGCATGGGTGGAAGGTGGCTTTCGACGCCAAACGCCTACGACCCGGCAGAAGAATCGGTTGCTCAATACACAGCCGAAAACGAAAAGGCCGGCGTCTACCACGATGACGTGGAAGCTCCGCAGGGTCTATCGGTCAAAAACAAGTCAGACCGCAGAAGGGCTCTGAAAATTGTTTACGGCGACTCCGTTACCGGCACCCGCGACGGAGAAAGCGGCGCGGTCAAACCTTGGATCAACCTGGACCGCATCGACGCCGAAATTGAAGCACTGCTCGGGCGAGATCCAGCGCAGGCTGAGCGGTGGTTTCTAAACCGCAAGAGGGCGGCAGAGTCTGCGGCCTTCGAATACGAAAAGTGGCAGCAGCAGGCAACGGACTACCGACCGGACAAAGGCGCGTTCATCGTTGTGGGCATTGACGGCGCAAGGTTTGACGATGCGCTTGCCATTGTCGCTACTGAAGTTGAAAGCGGGTATCAGTGGGCGGTTGGCATCTGGCAGCGGCCAGAAAACGCCTCCGATGACTACGAGCACCCGATGAACGAGGTCGACGGCGCTATTCAGGAAACCGTAGACGAGTTTTCCATCTGGCGAGCCTATGTGGACCCAGGCACCGGCGGCGGCAACATCGAAGCGCTGTTGGAGCGGTGGCAGGGACGCTGGGGCAACGACAAGTTCGTGCCGTGGCTAATGAGCCGGCCAAAGCAGACCGCTCAGGCAGTCGGAAAGTTCACCGACGCCATCTCCACCGGAGAAGTCAGCAATGACGGCGACGAAATGTTTACGCAGCACATCAAAAACGCGGTTCGTCGCAAGATCACCGCAAAGGACGACGAAGGCCGACCACTCTGGACTGTTGGCAAAGATCGTCCGAACTCTCCCCGCAAGATTGACGCTGCCGCTGCTGCCGTCATTAGCTGGGAGGCGCGAGGCGACGCAATCGCAGAAAACGCAGAACCAGACGGCCCCTCGCAGGTCTGGTTCACATAACCGAAAGGAGGTCCGTCTATGGCCCCGACGACCCCTGCCGAATGGCGCGACCTTCTCGAGCACCGACTTCACACCCGCTGGAGCGAATGGCAGACCTACGACCACTACTACGAAGGCAACCACCGCATCTCGGAGTGGTTGCGAACCACCCAGGCAGCCTTCCAAGGAACGGTGCTAGGTCAGCTCCTACGCGACCTCACCGATAACTACATGACTCTGGTGGTGGACGCTCCCGCTGAGCGATGCCGTGTTCAGGGTTTCCGGTTCGGTGAAGACGCCGACGATGAGGCATGGAGCATCTGGCAGGCCAACGGCCTTGACGCTCAGGCCAACATGGTCCACACGGAGTCGATCAAGCTGGGAGAGGCGTACTGGATGGTTCAGCCCTCTCCAGACGGCCCGATCATTACTTCAGAGCATCCTTCTCAGGTCATCGTGGCCCACGCTCCTGGTGATCGTCGCCGGCGGCTCGCTGCTCTCAAGGAATGGAACGACGGCGATGAAACCTACGCCAATGTCTACCTGCCAGAAGGCGTGTTCAAGTACCGGACAGACGCCAAGCGCAGGCAGCACAAGCGGATCGAAGAGCACTGGCAGCTGATCGAGAGCACTTCTAACCCGCTCGGTGAAGTTCCCATTGTGCCGATCCCGAACAACCCTTCGATGCTCAGGGGCGGGCGCTCAGACCTTTCCTACGGTGCCGTAAGCCTTCAGGATCAGATCACCAAGACTGTCGTTGATTTGCTGATTGGTTCGGAGTACCACGGACTGCCGCAGCGCGTCCTGCTCGGAGTCGAGCCGCCCAGAGATGCCAACGGCAAGCCGATCCCCTTTCAGCAGGCCGCAAAGTCTCGCCTCTGGTATTTCGGCAACGAGAACGCCAAGGCTCACGAGTTTTCGCAGGCCGATCTCAAAGCCCTGCGTGAATCCATCGACGGCTACATTGGCGACCTGGCGGCGCAGACGCGCATTCCGATCTACTACTTCCGGCCAGCCGCCATCTCTAACATCTCCGCAGAAGCGCTGATTGGTCTGGACGCCGGCTTGGTGTCGAAGACCAACGACAAGAAGGACGCCTTTGGTGAAGGTCACGAAGAGGCTATGCGCCTTGCCTTCAAGTCGATTGACGCCAACGATCCCCGCGCAACGGCCACTGACGCGGAAACGATCTGGAAAGACACCGAGTCCCGTTCTCAGGCCCAGCTCACCGACGCGGTGACGAAGGAAGTCTCGATTGGTTTGCCGTTTGAGGCGGCGCTCGAAAAGCTCGGCTACAGCCCTCAGGCGATTTCCCGCATTCTTGACATGAGGGCAGAAGAAACCTTCCTGATACCGGAGCCTGATGCCCAGGTCGCCCCAGAGCCTCCGGTTAACTAACCGCTATTCCGCGCAGCTGGCAACCACAGCGGCGCGGATTGCGCGGATTGCGCGAAGCCGGTGGAGCCTGGACCCCGCAGACTTCGACCGCAGCTACGAAACGTGGCTCGATGTGGTGGTGCCGCTGGTCACATCGGCCCAGAGATCGAACGAACGGCTCACGGCGGCGTACCTGACTTCGTTTATCGCGTCAGAAACCGGCAGACGCCCACGACTCAGCAAGGTCGACTCCGTTGCGGGCTTCAGCAGCACCGGTCGCCCACTGCGTGAAGCATGGGAGTCGCCACCGATCCGCGCCAAGATCGTTATGGCAAACGGCGGCACCACACAGCAGGCTTCCGAGGTTGCGAGGACAGCCGCCCTACGGTGGGCAGACGTGGATACATACTACGGAGCCAGAGGGCCAATGACGGCGCTTCTGGTGGCTGTGGCAGCCATCACGGGCTACACACGGGTCACCGGCGGGAACGCCTGCGGAGCGTGTCTGGGAGCAGCGGACGGAACCACCTTCGCAACGGACGAAGTGTTTGAGTTCCACGCTAACTGCGACTGCGTTGCCGAACCCGTCCTGATTGACGACCCCGGCACAGTCGAGCGTCCTACGGGGCAAGAAATCTTCAACGAACTTCCCAAGGCCGAACAGAACCGGCGACTTGGGGAAACAGCCGCAGAAGCAGTGCGCGGCGGTCTTCCGCTGAAAACGCTTGTGGGCCATGAGCCCGTAGGCGACGGCGCGGAATGGCTGACACAGAAGCCGCTCGCGGCGCTGTAACAAAACCGGACCCTGGCGGAACCAGGGGCAACCCACCCGAAAGGGGCTCATATGGCAGACGAAGCGGCAATCGCCGAATCGGAAGCAACCACGGAATCGGCACCAGCCGAAACCACCACCTTCACCCAGGATCAGGTTAATGCCCTGATTGCCAAGGAGAAGGGCAAGATCCAGTCCAAGTTCGCGGATTACAGTGACCTGAAGTCCAAGGCCGCGAAGCTGGAAGAGATTGAATCGGCCAACGCTACTGAGCTTGAGAAAACTCAGAAGAGAGCAGCCGAGCTGGAGTCCAGGTTGAAGGAAACCGAAACCATCGCACTCCGCCAGAAGGTCGCAGCAGAAAAGGAACTACCGGCAAAGCTGGTTCCGTTCCTGACCGCCAGCGACGAGGACGGTTTGGCTGAACAGGCCACAACCCTGCTCGAAAACCTGAAGCCGGTGACACCGGACTTTGACGGTGGAACGCGAGAGCCGCCCGCCGATCCCAAGCCGCCCGAGGTAGCACACAACGATGTGTTCCTTGCCGCGCTCGGGCTCAAGAACAACTAAACCGCCCCGGATTCGCCGTCACATGACGGCTTCAGCCACCGGATAGCGGGGCTCCTAACGCAAGGAGTCAGCCATATGGCTAACCAATCACCGTTTTCCAGCCTCAGTGATGCGGCTGGAGGCATACTTCTCCCTCCAGAACAGGGTGCCCTCCTCATCGACGGCATCCAGCGTGAATCCGGTGCGCTTCAGCTCGCCGGCGACTACCGCACCACCTCCTCACGGCGTGAAGCGTTCAGCATCTTCAACGGACGCGCCACGGCAGAGGTAGTTGGCGAAGGTGGCACCAAGCCAGTCACCGGCGCTGAGTTCAGCGGCGGAACCCTGACCGTCAAGAAGATCGCCTCAATCGTGACCTTCACGGATGAAATGATCGAGGACGTTCAGAACGGCGACGTCAACATTCTCGTTGACACCGACGTTCGGCAGGCCATCGCTGACGTTGCTGACGCTAACGCGGTCGGCAAGGATTCCGGGACCAACATCTCGGGAACCTTCGACAGTGAGCTCACCGGCACCACCTCGACAGTCGAGTGGGACGCCAGCAAGCAGGACGGGCTCCAGATCGCAATCAGCGCAGCCATGGGCACGCTTGAGGCGAACGGCTACGGCGCGTTCAACAACCTCGGCATCCTGGTTCATCCGTCCGTGGCCCGTCAGGTCCGTGACGCCCGTGCGACTGGTGGAGGCACCGCCTCAGCTACCGCTCAGGCCCAGGGGCTCTACGGTCAGGCAGCAGATCCGTTCTACGGTCTGCCGATCTACACCTCGACCAACCTGAACACGTTCACCGAAGCCGGTGGATCGAACAAGGTTGTAGCGGTTGTGGCTCATCGTCCGAACATCCACGTGCGCGTCCGTCACGACGTTCGTGTGGCAGTCTCGAACGAGGCTTCTGTCGGCGGCACCTCACTGTTCCAGAACGACCTCACCGGATTCCGGTACGTCTGGCGCGGTGGCATGTTCATCCACGACCTGAACCGTGCGGTCGTGAGCATCACCAACGGCTCGTAGTAGAGCTAGCGAAGCAACGGGCGGGGGCAACCAAGCGCCCCCGCCCAGGCTTCACCTGAAAGGAGCGCCATGACAGATCGAGTCCAAGCTCCACTAAACGAAGGCGCTGGCTACTACATCCCGCCTCGTGATCCGGCTCACTCGGACCCGCAGTGGTTTGAGAAGGGCACGGACGAAGATTTCAACGATCCCGACCTGGCACCGCTCGAGGTGCTGTTGACCCCTAGGCACCGGGCTATCCCCTAGTGCCCTTCACGCCGAAAGACTGGCGCAACTGGCCCGACACCACCACGCCACTCACAGCAACGGCGCTGGAGGATTTAGAAGCCCGTCTAGCCGCCTACTCCGACACGCAGCCAGGGCCAAGCGGACCTTCCGGCGCAGCTGGCGCACCGGGTGCCACCGGGCCAACCGGCCCAAGTGGAGCGGCTGGTTCAGCAGGGGCCAGCGGCCCTAGCGGAGCGGACAGCACGGTACCAGGCCCAACCGGGCCGACAGGAGTAACGGGAGCCACCGGTCCGGCAGGTAGCGCGGGCGCAGTAGGAGCCACAGGAGTTACAGGCGCAACCGGACCAGCCGGAGCTACAGGACCAACTGGTGTGACTGGCGCAGCGGGTCCAAGCGGACCATCGGGACCGTCAGGGCCAGCGGGCATCGCAGGAGCCACGGGACCGAGCGGACCCACAGGACTTACTGGCCCAACGGGACCGACAGGAGTAACCGGGGCTACCGGAGCGGCGGGAGCAAGCGGCACACCGGGTACGGCAGGGGTCACCGGACCCAGCGGCCCATCCGGTCCTGCCGGGGGTGGCAGCGGCACACTTACCTTTGACTACGGACCCCCGACTGATCCAGGCTCATCCGGTGATTACTACATCGAGATTGACGGCACACCACTCTTTGATATTTGGACCTATGACGGTACTGATTGGGTTGATTCGGGCATATCCTTTATTGCCTTCCCCGTTCCTCCGGGCGGCAGCACAGGCGAGGTTCTGGCAAAGGTTGATGCCGATGACTGGAATCTTGAATGGGTAGCGGCAGGCGGCGGTCCTTCTGGTCCCGCAGGGGCAACGGGAGCCACCGGCCCAAGCGGACCCACAGGACTTACCGGGGCGACAGGACCATCTGGCGTAACCGGCGCAGCGGGTCCAAGCGGACCCTCGGGACCAGCGGGCATCGCAGGAGCCACGGGACCGAGCGGACCCACAGGACTTACAGGCGCAACGGGACCGACAGGAGTAACCGGGGCTACCGGAGCAACGGGAGCAACTGGTCCTATTGTAGATGCGACCAACCTCTCAGATACTTCGATATCGGTAAACTCTACTTCCGCCCAGACGATTGCCACTTTTATACCAAATACTGCTTTATCTTCAGGGAAGGCAATCGAAACAGAAGTAAAGGGATACCTGATAAACAACTCTGGGGCCGCAAGGACTTATGTTTTCACCCTCATAGTTGGTGGGGTCACTTACCTGACCTACACCGATGGCGCGACTCTCACAAACTCAGCCACAAATTTTTCGATTGTGGAAATATCTGCCGCTATTGTCACTCATTCTTCAGGCAGCGCCTATTTGCAGATGAGTATCAATCGCTACGCTCCTACTGCCGCAAATGCGAGACAGGCTATCGCCACAACTACATTAGGAGCGATTTATGCTTTGACAACAAATGACTTGACAGGCACTCCGACAATTCAAATAACTTGTCACGGCCAGAACACTACAGCTACGCAGACATTCCGGCGTAGGTTCCAGAAGAGCATCGTCATCTAGGTTCGCAACCTCGTGAAGGATCATCTAATCATGAGATTCCACCTTCCAGCCCTACCCGGCCAGCCCGTCACAGCGGACAACTCAACCTGCGCCTTCACCCAGAAGGTCAGGAAGTTCGCCGACATGATGCGTCCACGCGGTCACGAGGTCATCACCTACGGCGGCGAAGGAGCAACGGTCGAGTGTTACCCGGCCACCGACCCACCAGCCTTTACACCGCAGGCGTGGGAGGACTTCAACCGCAAAGCAGTCGAGGCAATAGCCAAACGCGCTAGATCCGGTGATGTGCTCGCCATGATCGGCGGCATCTGTCAGGAGAGCCTGGTGGACGCGCTCCCTGACCTTTACCCGGTCGAGTTCGGCATTGGCTACGGCGGCAGCTTCGCACCTTTCCGAATCTTCGAGTCCGTAGCGTGGCAACACACCACCTACGGACAACAGCGCGGCACCAACAGCGCAGACGGCAGCTTCTACCACGCCGTCATCCCGGCCTACTTCGACCCTGAAGAACACCCTAGGCACGAAGGCAAAGAGGACTACCTGCTCTACATCGGCAGGCTGGAAGAGCGCAAAGGCGTAGGAATCGCTGAGTCCGTGGCGCAGACGCTTGGCAAGCGGCTCATCCTCGCTGGCGCGGGACCGTACCAGCCCACATACGGTGAAACCATAGGCGTAGTCGGACCTGAAGAACGGGCGCGGCTTATGTCACAGGCAGAGGCAGTGCTGATGCCCACCACCTACATTGAGCCATTCGGCTTCGTAGCGGTCGAGGCCCAGCTCGCAGGCACCCCACCGATCACCACCGACTGGGGAGCCTTCACCGAAACCGTCCAGCACAACGTAACCGGCTTCCGTTGTCACACTCTAGGGGAGTTCTGCGAAGCAGTACGACGGGCACCGGAGCTCGACGGCGACCAGCTCAGGCAGTCAGCCATTGACCGCTACAGCTACGACGCTGTTGCTCCGCAGTACGAGACTTACTTTGACCGCCTTACCACGCTCAACGGTGACGGCTGGCACTCCGACTATGTACCCAAGGGCTTCTGATGAGCGACCGCTACCCGCGACCAGGGCTGTTCCCCGGAGCCAACATCTTCCCGAACCTGCCAGACCGACCCCGCTCAGGCGCAAGGCCGGACGCAACCGTCTCTATCCCGAGCTTGACAGACAGCACCAGCAGGGCAACCACGCCCGACGAGATCAACGAAGCCGAGATCGCCGCAAGCAGTTCAGGCGCAGCGGTTACGGTAGGACGGTCGGCAGCAGCCATCGCCAGCGAGAGCGGCAAGGTAGCTATGGCATCCGGCACAGGCACGGCAACCGTGACCGTTCAGAGCAGTAGCGCGACGGCAACACCAGAGCGCGGAGCGGCGGCGGTTTCACCCAGCAGCTCCCGTTCAGCCGTAACCGGCCAAGACGGTGACGCAACTACCAGCAGCAGCAGCGGGAACGCCACCCCCGACGACACCCAGAGCAAGGGCGACATAACACCCGAGAGCGGAAAGGGGCAGATATTCGATGCCTGACTTGACACTGAAGCAGAACGACACATGGCCCCCGCTGGTTGCCACGCTCACAAAGGGCGACGGCTCACCCATCGACCTGACAACGGCGGGCACCGTCCACATCTACATGAAGGCACCCGCCGGCTCTATCCGGCAGGGCACCTGCTCGATCACCGACGCAGGGCAGGGTGTTGTGGAATACACCTTCGGCACCGCTGACACCGCCGTTCCTGGCACCTACAGGGTGGAGTGGGACATCGACTTCGGCACGGGCAAGCGGCAGACGGCTCCCAATGACACCTATCGGGAGATTCTGATCGTCGAATCGCTTGACCCCTGATGCCTGAGATTACCTACACCAAAGGAAGGGTCATCTGATGCCGCTCACCCGATCATTTACCGGCTATACCCCGCCCCCGCGCTACGACGGACTGGCTTTCACTTCAGCCGTTATCCGCGAGTCCGACGCAAAGGACGGCACCTACGCCACCATCGAAACGGTTGCCCTGTTCCCGCTTGACACAAACCCGGCAGACCCCGTATCTCGCAACCTGACCACTGACGGAGCCACGGTCGTGAATGGCTGGTACATCATCCGCTGGGTGGACGCGCTCGGCTCCTACGCCGAAACGGACCCGATCAGCTACGCGGCCCTAGCCGAGACTGAGGACGCAAGGGCCAAAATCAGCCGCATGGTCGACGCCGACTCCGAGCCGGTGCTCTCAGCCGAAGACCTCGACGATCTTATTGACGCCGCAGCCCGCCCCGACGCTTACGGCCTCTACCGCAACGACGGAGCCTGGACCCCGACTTGGGACTTGAACGCTGCCGCTGCCGAAGGCTGGGCGCGTAAGTCAAGCAAGGCTGCCAACAAGTTCAACTTCTCCGAGGACGGGCAGCGGTTCGACCGTGCCCAGATATACGCCCACTGCGCCGCGCAGCAGAAGATGTACGCGGACAAGGCGATGGGCTCGCTTCCTCTTACCACTTAGGGCACACGCCCGCCAAGTGTGGAGTGACGGTGGGTGGCTGCCGTTGCTCCGCAATCTTTAGCCACCAAGCCACCTGAAGGAGCCACCAATGAGTAAAGAGTCGAGCCTGCTTTGGCACTCGAACGCACCGTGGAGTCCGACCGGCTACGGCCAGCAGACTGCCGCGTTTTGTAAGCCGCTCAAGGATCACTACAACCTTGGCATCTCAGCCTTCTATGGCTTGGAGTCCAACGTATTGCCGTGGAATGGGATACCCGTTTACCCAGGGTTTGCCAACAAGCACGGCAACGAAACGATCCTCGAGCACGCCAACGTTCACTTCAACGGCGACGTTCGAGCTGGCATTGTCGCCACCCTCATGGATGTCTGGGTTTTGGACCCTGCCATCTGGGAGCGGCTCGACACCTGCTGCTGGGTGCCGGTAGACCACGACCCTGCGCCTGACGCGGTGGTTGGCTTCTTCCAGGCATCCGGTGCTGTGCCCATCGCAATGTCGAAGTTCGGACGCAGGATGCTCGAGGACGCCGGCCTTGATCCGCTTTACGTCCCGCACGCGGTTGACACCAGCATTTACAAGCCTCTGGATAAGACAGAGTGCCGGGAGGCAACCGGGATAGATTCCGACGCCTTTGTGGTCGGCATGGTGGCAGCCAACAAGGGGAACCCTTCCCGCAAGTGCTTTCATGAGGCGTTTCAGGCTTTCAAGGCTCTCCATGACAAGCACCCAGAGGCGAGGTTGTACGTACACGCCGAGGTTCAGGGCCGGTTTGCTGGCGTGAATCTGGCGGGGCTTATGCGCGACATTGGCCTTGATCCCGATGTTGTCATGTTTCCTGACCAGTACCGGGTGGTCCACTACCCGTACCAGCCAGAGACAATGGCGCGAATCTTCAACTGCTTTGACGTGCTGCTTTCGCCGTCAGCAGGTGAGGGATTCGGTATTCCGGTGCTCGAGGCCCAGGCTTGCGGTGTGCCGGTCATCGTGTCGGACTTCTCAGCCCAGCCCGAGCTTTGCGGCAGCGGCTGGCTGGTAACAGGCCGCAAGGTCTACACGCCGATGCGTAGCTGGCAGTTCCTGCCCGACGTGGACGACATCGTGGACGCTCTCAGGCAGGCATACGACATGCCGGAAGCAGCACACAAGCGAATGGGCAAGAAGGCGCGGGAGTTCGCGCTTCCCTACGACATCACAAAGGTCATGGATCAGCACATGCTGCCCGCACTGGCTGAAGTTGAGCGGCGCTTCGCAGCTCGCAAGCCTCAGACACTCAAGGCGGCAGCGTGAAGGTTTCATTCCTCTACGACCCCGGCTGCGCAGACGGCACCCGTGGTGGAGCAGAGCTGGTAATGGACGAGCTGACAGAAGCCGCTCCGGATTCAGTTGAGTTCACCGGCCCCGCCGACGCTGACACGGTGGTGATCGGCAACTGCGTAACGCTGAACAAGGACACGATCCTTTCGCAGATCGAAGGCAAGCGGGTAATGCGCTACCACCACGACCTGGCCCGCGACGAGGACGAGGTTCTGTGGGACTGGCTAAGCGTCAACGCCGAGCACATCTTCACCTCGCCGTTTCACAAAGAGCAGTACGGACACGAAGGTGACGCGCACCTGATCCCGCCGACCGCCAACCTCAAGTCCTTCCGCCCGCCACGTGACAAACGCAGGCACCCCAAGCGTGAAGGCATCGTCACGGTGGGATCGTGGCAGGGACCGGGCAAGGGAGCACAGCTTGTCTCGGAGACTGTCTACCGGATAGGTGAAACCCTGGACTGCTACGGCACCGGCCCCTGGCAGCCAGTAGGCCAGCACGTCAACAGCAAGGGAGCCGTAAGGCACTCAGACCTGCCGGCGATCCTCTGGACCTACGAGCAGTTCATCTTCCTGCCGTTTGCTGCTGAGCCCTTTGGTCGCTGCGTAGCTGAAGCCTGGGCTGCCGGTTGTGAAGTGATGACCAACGAGATGGTCGGCTCGAAGTGGTGGATTGAGAACAAGCCCGACGAGCTCTACACCGCAGCTGAAGACTTCTGGAGCATCGTCAATGATTGACCTGATCGTTCCGACCATCGAAGGCCGCGAAGAGTCGCTGGAGCGCTGCCTTGCTTCCTTCCCAGACCTCAACCACATCGTGGTCAAGGGTCAGCCGACCTGCGGCCTTGGCTGGATTGAAGGCATCAAGAGAAGCAGCGCGGACTACCTGCTGCTTTGCTGCGATGACATTGAGGCCGAACCAGACTGCGACCTCAATGCCTGTATCGAGACGGTCGACGACGATTACCTTCCCGCTCCGATCATCTACCGGCCAAACGGCACCGTTGAGTCCGCAGGCGGCGATATGGGAGCGCCAGGCTGCCTGCTTAGCGACGTTCAGCCCGACTGGACCCCTGTGGACTTCACGCCGCTTCCCTTTGTCAGCAGGGAGCAGATCGAAAAGATCCGAATGATCGAGGCCCACTACATGACCGACGTGTACCTCTCCCACAAAGGCAGGCAGCTCGGTTACGAAACGGTCCTGAGAAACGACTTCCGGCTGATCCATCACCACGAGATGGCCGGCAGGAAGTCACCCGGCCCCGACGATCAGGCGCTTTACGAACGAGGGCTGTCGGATGCGTGACCCTTACGCCAGCCACCTGAGCGTCCTGACAACGCTGCTGAACACCTACCACCCAGAGCGCGTGCTCGAATACGGCTCAGGCAAATACTCAACTCCGCTTTTTCTATCGCGTCGGCACATCAAAAAGCTCACCGTCGTGGAGCAAGACTTGGTTTGGCGTCAAGAGCTGGTCTACAACAACCACGACCCGCGAATGACCGTATTGGCCGAGGGCAACCCGAGCCCGATGAACTACGACCTCATTTTGATTGACGACGGCATTACGTCTGAACAGCGATGCCGAACCATTCGCGCCGTTTTATCCCGCCGCCACCCGGTAGTCGTAATCCACGACGCCGAAGTAGAGGAGTACCGAGAACTGATGGACGAGCTGGCAGACGAAGTGCTGATCTACAGAACCGGGCCAGACACGGCGGTGATCTTGTGAGAGTCCTTATCACTGGCAGCCTGGGCACCATTGGGGTGCCGCTAACCTTTGAGCTTGCCAACCGAGGAAACGCTGTCTTTGGCTGCGACGTTCGCCACGCGGACCAAGAGCAGGACACCTACATGCGGGCCGACGTTGCCGACTTTCGCCAGCTTGAGCGGGTCTTCGCTGAATACCAGCCCGAGGCCGTCTATCACCTGGCCGCTGAGTTCGGAAGGCACAACGGCAACCGGCACTTTGAGCAGGTCTGGCGCACCAACCTGATCGGCACTCACAACGTTCTGCTGCTCTGCGAGCAGTTCGGAGCCAAGCTGATCTTTGCCAGCACGTCAGAAATCTACGGCGAGTGCGACGCAAAGCTCTTGAGCGAAGACCTGAGCCATCAGATCCCGCTTCGCCAGCCCAACGAATATGCCTTGAGCAAGTGGGCAAACGAGCAACAGATACTCAACTTCACCCGGCTTCACGATGTGGAAGCAGTCAGGCTCCGGTTTTTCAACGCCTACGGGCCCGGAGAGAACTACCACCCTTACCGCTCAGTGATCGCTTTGTTCTGCCACCGGGCGCTCAACAACATCCCGTGGGAAGTCTACGAGGGCTACTACCGGACCTTCATGTACATCACGGACTTCACGCCCACCCTGGCGAACGTGCTGGACTACGGCGTACCGGGCGAGGTCTACAACATCGGCGGCAACGATTACCGCGCCGTCAAGGAAGTCTCCGACCTGATCCTCGAGCACACCGGAGCCGACCCCGGCCTTGTGAGCTATTTGCCCGAGGATGTTCACAACGTCAAAAGCAAGAGGCCGGACAATCGCCGCGCCATTGCCGAGCTCGGACACAGCCCGCAGGTTCGGATTGAGGAAGGCGTGCCGCTGACGCTGGACTGGATGCTTTCGCAGAAACCACTTGCCGCATAGGAGGCCCACATGCTGACCGAATCCGAACTTGCCTCAATGCGCGAGGTGCTGACCGACTCTCTGGCCGGCACTGCGGTCATCTTCAACTCTGCCTTCGTGAGTGATGGCGGCGGCGGTGGAACCACAACCTGGACGGCAGCTGGCACCGTCGATTGCCGGGTGGCACCGATTGGCGGCACCGAAGAGCAGCAGGGCGACCGGCTCCAGCCTGAAACGGAAGTCATCTTCACCGTTCCGCAAGGCATTGCTATCACCGCAGACGCCCAGATCAGGTACGACGGCGGCACCTATTCGGTTATTGCCTTGCGAGCACCACGCACCTGGGAGCTTTCACGGCGTGTCGAAGCCAAGGAGATCGAGTAATGCCAGCCAAGTCAATCTTTCAACGCACCGGCGCGGTTGTCGCCTACGTCACCCTGAACTCCGAGCTGGACAACATTGCCAGCGGCATCAGCGACGAGGTTGCCGAGATCATGCGTGAGAAGACTGAGGACATAGCTAACGCGGCAAGGCAGGCTGTCCCACGTAACACCGGCAACTTGGCCGACTCCATTGAGGTCGTCGAGTCCGACCTGAGAGGCCAGCGCGGATACCGGGTCGTGGCAGACGCCAGATCCACCAGCGGCAAGTACGACGTGCCCTATGCCCACATGGTCGAATACGGCTCGGTCCACAACGACCCACCTAGACCTTTCCTTGGTCCCGCACTTGATGAGCGCCGCGAAGAGATCGAGAAGGCCGTGGATGCGAAACTGAAGGAGCTGGCAGAAGGATGAGCACAGCAATCCGCAAAGGGCTCTACGCCAAACTGACGGCCACAAGCTCTGTGACTACCCTGCTTGCCACCAGCACGTCAATCTTTCACGGGCAGGCACCGCCAAACGCGGCATACCCGTACATCATTTTGAGCAAGCAGTCCAACGCCCGCACCCGTTCGTTCAACCAGGTTGCGTTTGAGGCCGAGACTTGGATGGTCAAGGCTGTGGACCGCAACACGACTTCTGACCGCGCCGAAGGAATCAGGAACGCCGTCGCAACGGCGCTGACCAACGGCACCATCACGGCAAGCGGTCGAACCATCCAAGACATTTTTCCCACAGGCGATATTGACTACCTCGAAGCTGAGGGAGATCAAACCTATCGCCACCACGGTCTGCTGTTTCGGATCGTGACCTCCTAGCCCGACTAACGAAAGGCCATATGTCTCAGTACCGCGTGAGCGGAGCACTTCCGGTGCTCGGCAACGAACCGGGTGCCGTGTTCTCAGCGGTGCTTGACAAGGAAACGGAATCCCGGCTCTTGGAGCGCGGGTCCATAACCCGCGTCCTCAAGGACGCCTCAAACAAGGGCACTACGCCCAAGAGCGACAAGGAGTAGCAAATGGCAAAGCAGGTATTGCGTGACGCATACGTAGTAGTGGACGGAACCAACCTCTCCACCCACGTGTCGAGCGTCACCATCGAAGACAGCGCAGACGAAGTTGAGTTCACGGGCTTTGGTCCCAGCTCATACCGCGAGTACGGCCAGGGGCTCAAGACCGCCTCAGTCCAGCTCGAGGTCTTTCAGGACCACGCCTCCGGTTCGGTCGACTCCGTGTTTCACCCGCTCTACACCACGGGCGGCACCTTCGGCGTTGAGATCAGGCCGACCAGCGCCGTTGTCTCAGCGACGAACCCGAAGTACACCATGACCGGTCGCCTCTTCACCTACAGCCCGCTTCAGGGTGCCGTGGGTGATGCGAACACCACCTCGATCACCGTGAACAACGCCGGCACCGCTGGCCTCGTTCGGGGCACCACCTGATCCATGAGTAACGGGGGGCGGGCACCCGCCCGCTCCCCTAGCCACCGGCTGTACCCAGCCACCAACCGAAAGGAGACTCGCTATGCCGAGACTCACCAAGGAAGCCCTTCTCAAGGCGTCCGACATCAGCACCAAGGAAGTAGAACTCCCGAGCATCGGCGGCAGCGTCGTAGTTCAGGGGCTCTCTGCCGCCTACAGCAACCAGGCTTCTTCCGAAGCTCTGGAAATGACCACCACCGCACGCGGTGAGCAGATTGCCAGAGTCAACACCGCCAAGCTCGAGGTGATTCAGGCTCAGCACGGGCTGGTAGATCCCGCCCTTGCCACCTTTGAGGAAGCAGAACAGTTCGCCAAGAACTGCGGCCCTGCCTTCAAGAAGGTCATTGAGGCCATTGACGAGCTGAGCGGCTTGGACAAGGAGGCCATCACGGAAGCGAAGGCCACATTTCCGAGCAGCGGAGCGAGCCAGGTCGGGCCAGTGGTGGACGATGGAACTAGCGCCGGGAGTACCGGACCCGCTGTTTCTTCATGAACTAGCCCTGGAGTTGGGCAAGAGCGTCCGAGAAATCGGAGAGTCAATGTCGGCACATGAGTTGTGCGTGATGTGGCCTGAGTTTTTTGCCGCTCGAAACAGGATGCGTCAAGCAGAGGAAGCAAAACAGGCGGGTCGTTGATCGGCTCGCCTGTTTTTAGTTAGTCGAAAGGAGCTGGTCTAGTTGTCGCAGACTTCATTGAACATCCTGGTCACCGCTACAACCGCGCAGGCACAGGCGCAGCTGGCGGCGGTCAATGCCCAGATGAAGACCATGGCGGCTCAGGCCGGCATCTCCGGTGGTGCCTTGGGCAAGATTGGCAAGGGCGGGGCTGGCATCGCTGCTGTGGGTGCGGTCGCTGTTGTGGCGGGCAAGCAGCTCTATGACCTAGCCAAACAATTCGACGAAGCCTACGACACCATCCGAGTAGGCACGGGAGCGACGGGCAGGGAGCTAGAAAAGCTCAAAGGCAATTTCAAGGAAGTAGCCAGGACAGTCCCTAACGATTTCAAGGAAGTCGGCACAGCCGTAGCGGACCTGAATACCCGCCTGGGTCTTTCCGGGAAGCCGCTTGAAGCAATGGCGGAGAACATGCTCCACCTCTCCAACATCACAGGCACAGACCTCGAGGGAAACATCAAGTCAGTGGCTAGGGCGTTCGTGGATTGGGAAGTGCCGGTCAAGAAGCAGACCGGGGCACTCGACGGCCTGTTTCGGCTAAGCCAGAAGTCCGGTGCCAGCGTGAGCGAAATAGCGGACAACATCCAGAAGTTTGGCTCACCGCTCAGAACGCTTGGGCTGAACATTGACTACGCCGCTGCGATGTTCGCCAACTTTGAGCGGGCAGGCGTGAACATGCAGACGATGGTTCCCGGCCTGAAGTTGGCAATCGGCAACATGGTCGATCCGACCGACGAGCTCGCCAAGAAGTTTGAGACTCTGGGCGTCGAGGCTGATAAGCCAGCCGCCGGCCTTCAGAAAATATTCGCTGCTATTGGCAATGATTCTCAACTCAGCAAGGTAGAGAAGATGACCTTGGCAATGGAGGTCTTCGGCAAGCGGGCCGGTGCGGATATGGCAGAGGCCGTGCGTCAGGGACGCTTTGACGTTGGGGCGTTCATGGACACTTTCAACGACAAAAACGGCGACAGCATCCGTAAGGCGGCTGACGAAACCTATGACTTCTCAGAGAACGTAAGAATCCTGACCAATAATCTGAAGATTTATCTGGAGCCAGCAGCAAATGAAGTGTTCACTGCTCTCGACCGGATGGTCAGAAGGATCAACGATGCGATGACGGCACAAAGAGAAGGACGTGCCGAAACAGATGACCTTGCTACGGCCTTTCAGGTTCTTGGAGCGGCCATTAGGGCAACCGGCTGGTTGTTTAGGCAGTTCTTCACGCTTGTCAGGAATTCCTTTACAAAAGCCAAGTCAAACGTTCGAGACTTTTCCCTCGCTTGGAAGTTCTTGAAAGAAGAAGTCACAGAAAACATCAACCAGATCAAACGAGCATTCGGGATGCTTTACAACTTCATCAAGGCCAATATAAACAAGGTTGTTGGCGACATGAAGGCTTTTGCGTCAACTACGAAAAACGTTTTTGGCGCGGTCAAGGATGGAATCGTAAGCGCATTCAGTTCCGCATGGGGCCGCGTAAAATCCATTTTCCAAGGTGCCAAGGGTTTTGTTGTCGGTTTTGTCAACTCCATCCTTGGAATCTTGGACAGCATCCCTGGCGTTGACATATCGCCTATCTCTCTGGGCACTGGCGAAGGGACAAGCAAACGGGGACGCCCTCGTGGTCTACAGCGCGGCGGTGTGCTTCAGGGCGGCGCAGCTTCTGGCGATTCAATCCCGGCCATGCTGGAGCGCGGCGAGTACGTGCTGAACAGAAAAGCAGTCGAGAAAATCGGTGTAGGACGGCTCAATCACATCAACTTCAAGTCTGCTTCACGGTTCCAGACCGGCGGGGTAGTCGGACTTCAGGATGGCGGCTACCTTGACACTTTGACCGAGCTGCCGGGCAAGTTAATCAGCCCTATTGCTGACGCTGGGACTGCGGCGCTGGATCTTTTGATGAACGGCCCTGCTCAGTTCCTCAAGATGCTGCCGAAGCCCAATATCCCGCAGCCTCTCACCGGCGTAGGTCCGTATCTGTTGGAGAAGGCAATCTCGTTTATAAAAGAGAACGCCCAGAGCCCGCTCAAAGACAACGAGTGGGTTGACAGCAACACCTTCGCCGTCGCTAACTTCCTTGCCAACAAGTTCAGCGCGTCGATCAGCTCGAGCTACAGATCGCCGGCACAAAACGCAGCTGCCGGAGGCGTAACGAACTCCTCGCACACCAGAGGCACGCCTTCCAACCCCGGCGCTTTTGACTTTGTGCCGCCGTCTGGCGGAATGCAGGGCTTCGTCGGCAGCAACATCGCTGGCGTATCAGAGAACATGATTCACGATGTCGGCTCTGGCCTTCACAACCACGTTGCCTTTTTCAGCAGGGGCGGACTGGTTGGGAAAGCTAAGCGCACGCTTTCATACGCAAAGGACGTCCAGAAAGAGACTAAGAACAGCAAACTTGCCGGGCAAGCGGTCAAGGCCGCAAGCAGGGCGCTTGACTTTGCCAAAAATGGCAAGCCTGGCATGGCCAAGAAGTTCATGAAGCGAGCCCAGAGGCTGAGCTCAAGGGCAGCCAGTTCTATCCCCGGCCTAAGTTCTGGGCCACCAAATCTGGCTACTAATAGCTTTGACGAAAGCAAGCCTTTCAGTCCTACAAACCTGCCGGGCTTTTCGTTCTTGCCGAAACAAGTTCAGGATCTGATGATGTCACCCGGCCTGAGTCCTGCCGCTCGACAGAACCTGACGGGCATGGCGCTCACAATGGCTGGGCAGACTCCGACCAAGACTGATGACGCTGCCGCTCTCAACGTCATTTTGCGAACGCAGATAAACCAGAAGTCAAAAGCGCAAAAGGATCTCCGCAAGGCGAACGCGATGCTTGCCAAGGGTGGCCTGACCAAGAAGGAGAGGCAGCGCTGGATGGGAGTGCGCGACAGGTCGCTGAACAGCCTGACCACCGCGACTGGCGACATCATCTCAACCACCGACTCCATCAACGAGCTAAACGGCGGCGATGGGGAAACCTCTATGGCGGACGCCATGAAGGAGCTGGCCGATGCCATCAAGGAGCAAAACAGGCTCCAGTCGGGCGTCCAGGCTGTCGGCTCCCGCGAAGCGCTGCGGATGCTCTCGGACGTAATCAGCGGTGAGATCGTCGGCAAGAGATCAGCACCGGCAAATTCCTACTCTGGAGTGAGGTACTAAGTGGCTGCTGAATCTCTGATCCTCACCCCGCCGTCAACCGTTGGCGCTGGCATAGACCTGAACGGCACCAAGTGGCGGATACAGGAGCTGAGCCTTGGCAACCCATCCCGGCGTGAGGATCTGGTCACTTCCAACGATTCAGACGGCGGCATGCCGGCGAGAGTATCCATGCGGGACGCAAGGGAAGTCACCGCCACCCTGCGGCTGATGGATGCGGCCAACATGAACGCAGCACTTGAGTCCATCGGTGACCTCGAGCAGAAGCTGGAGCTGGCAGAGCGGCTGGCCTCGAGCGGCCCGACCAACCCGGTTGAAGAGTGCGTCCGGCTGGTCTACACGCCCAAGGACTCCACCCAGACCTTTAGCCTGATCGTGCTGACGGGAGAGATCAGCCAGGTCCCGAGAGATCACCAGGGCTGGCTGATTGGCTACCCAACGGTAGAAGTCCGCTTCATCTGCGACCCGTTTGCCTACGGTGCGCTGCGTACCTACCTTGACACCACCACCACGGCTGAGATCGCACCCAGCATCTCAGTGCCGGGCGGACCCGGTGACGTATCACCTTGGACGCGCATGGCGATCAAGGACACGGCAGCCGTAGGACGCGGCCTGCTTCGCATCGGTGTCAAGAACACAGCGCAGAACACCACCGCCACCGCCTTCGACGGATCAGATGACCGGATTACCACGACCTACAACCCGTTCACCAACGGGAGCACCCGCACGTACATGGGGTGGGCGAACCGGACTACCTCGACTACCGCAGACACGCTCTTTGCCGGATCAGTTGCCAGCCCTGCCGTGCTTGCGCTTTCATCGGGCAGCCAGAACGTGACGTGGAAGCCGCAGAACTCTACGACCACCACGTGGACAGCGGCGTGGCCGGGCAACGCTCAGTGGGTTCATTGGGCGCTGGTCTTCAACGAGGGCACTGATGCGGCCAGTCTGTTCATCAACGGAGCGCTAGTCACCGCCACCACGAACGCCCAGGCATACAACGGCACCCCCGGCAACCTTGTCATCGGTGCCCGACAGAGCACCACCGATCCTTTCGTTGGATCTATGGCGTGGTTCAGCGTCCACGAAAAGGCGCTTACGGCAGAAGAGATCAGCGCGGCATCACGTCGCTTCTCAGCCGACCAGCTCGTGTCGTTCGGTGGGCTTGGCATCCTGCTCCCGCTGGACGCGGCATCGGGTTTGACTGACCTTTCAGGCAACGTGCGAACCGGCACGGCGGCGGGTGGTATAACCATCGGCGGCGTGACGGGCCCACTGGATGAGTCGGCGCTGTCGGCTGTCATCTCATCCTCGACGTGGACGGCAGTGGCCGGAAGCCTTACCGCCGGACCGCCTGCGTATGTCAGCAACGCCACGACCGACTACGACAATTTCACGGTGCTCGCGCAGCTGCCCCGCCAGTTTCGCACGGGATCATTCCGCGTTTACGCGCACCGGATCTACAACACCTCCGGCATAGAGGGAAGCACAGTCAGGTTGGCGTGGCGCGGTGTCGGCTCAAGCATCAGGCGCGGCCCGGTGGTGGACATTCAGCCAGCTTCATCAGACCTGTATCTGGGGGAGATCAGCACCGAGACAGCGTGGGACGGCTGGCTTGAGACTCGCGGCCCGGTGTTCGTCACCGACCTCATCCTCGTGCCGGTCGACTCCTACCTTGAAGCGTCAGGCCCACAAGCGTCTATTCAGATGGTCGGCACCACAGCGGCGCTCGACGCGCTTCAGACCACCTCTACCCACATTGACACAAGGACGCTGACAACCGGCGGCGCATGGTCAACGGTCAACTCAGCATCACCGACCTGGCCTGTGTCGGCAGCGAACTACGCCCGGCGCACTGCGGTCAGCATGGCCTCTCCCGCTTTTGCTCAGGCAGGCACGGCCAACCACATGGAAGTTCAGGTTCAGGCCACGGTTCGCTTTTCCGATGGCGTTCCCCAGGGCGGTGCCCTTGTTACGGCGCACGGCATCTACGCACGATACGTGGATTCAAGCAACTACCTCGCGTTTGGTATGCGAGGAGGTGGGTTTTTGTCCCTTGCCTCAAACCCAGCCTTAGTGATGGTGGTTGCTGGCACCGCAACTGTTCTTTGGAATGGGCTACAGACTGGAAATACGAATGCCTCTGGCGAAATGACGCTAAAACTTCAGCTCACTTCAGACGGCAGATGGTACGTGGACTTCAGCGGCGGCGGCACGAACGCCGTCCAGACTGCTTTTGGTCAGAACGGAGTTCTTTCATCCGGTGGCACCCTTGGCAATACGGGCGCGGCGAAGGCCGGTCTTTTCGACAACCACACCGCAGCAGGTGCGTCCACCCGAGACTGGAAAGACTTCTCCATCGGCAACCTCGCAGGAGTCACGCCACCCCCGCTGCCCGCATCCCAGACCATCCGCCTACAGGGACCGAAGCTCACCACCACAGACGGCACCGAGTATCCCTACATCGGCAGCAGCGGCGTCACACTAGAGCCAGAAGCCAACAACAACCTGACAGTCATGGCGCAGCGGATGGCAGGACTCCACGGCGCAGACGCAGACACCCCGGCGCTGGACATCGACATTGACGGATACCCGCGATTTCTGTCAGTGCCGCACACATGAAGCCACCGGCAGAGATCAACGCGGAGGTGGTGCTGCCGTCCGGCGACCGCATCCGCTGGGACTCCGCAGCACCGAACGTCGAGAACCGTCCGCTCTCACCGACCTTCACAAGCGAGTCGGGCAAGGGCTTTGCCGCCGGTTCGGTCACGCTCACAAGGCCGACCGAGCGCGACTACCCAGAGCTGGGACTGCTGAACGAGCTCATCCTTCGCACAGCCACCGGCAGGACGGTCTATCAGGGCAGGGCTCAGGGTGTGCCTGTATCTGACACGTTCCAGTTCGACTGCGACGGGTGGTGGAGCCACGGCGAGCAGCGCACCATGACTGAGGTGCTGATCGACCGCGACCTGGGCCGGTGGGAAGGTCCGCGCCTTTCGCGCAGAACCCTTCTCGTTGCTCTTTCCAACACGCCGATTACCGAGCCTGCTGTTTCGCCGGATGACATAGACAAACTGATGGCGCTCAGATTGTCCATGCCGCCTTCCCCCGCATCGCCGGTTCCGTGGTCGGAAGCTTGGTATGACGCTGGCTCTTCAAGGGTTGCGGCGATTTACTACGACATGATTTCAGTCAGCGCTTCAGGTGACTTTGGGTTTATCGGCACCGCAACTGACGAGGTTGGATTCGGGCCGCTTTCCACTGCCGACCTTCTGACCGGCACCAACTCAACTGCGGTTGGCACCTTTACACCCAGCACACCGGCCAGGTTCGGTCGAGCGTTTGCCTACCGCTCAGGCACGGCCAACACCGCTGAGAAGTCCATGACGCTCCGCAAGCTCACCGTCGTAGGTGACCACGGCATTCCGACCGTTACCCACGCAGAAGGCACCCCGGCAGTTACGGCATCTGAGGCGATCAAATATCTGGCGAGCAAGTACGCGCCGAAGTGGGATGTATCAGGCGTACAAGACACCTCCTACCCGATCCCGCACGCCACATGGCATGACCCGACCACCGCAGCCGACGCGATCAAGCAGCTCAACTCCTACCACCTGTGGAAGCTCGGAGTCTGGGAAGACCGCCGACTGGAGTTCGCACCCTACGACCTGGCTGTGGCTGACTGGCAGGTAGCCAACGGCATTGACGGCGTGAGTGTCGAGTACCAGGGAGACACCACCGAGAACGTCTTCAACGGCTGCTCTGTGACCTTTACTGACTTTTCAGGACTACGGCAGAGGCTCACGCCCGAGGACACCAACGATCTCAAAGACGAAGCCGAGTGGATTGCCGCCAACCAGTGGGGAGATCAGGCTTGGCTGGAGATCACCGTTTCGTGGCCGACCACGGCAGACGACGCTGTGACCATCGGGAACATCGCACTTGCTTCGGCTAATCAGGCCAAGCGGCCTTCAACGATCACGGTCCCCATGCACATCAAGGACATCAACGGCTCATGGTGGCCGAGCTCCTACGTGCGAGCCGACCAGACGATTCTCGTAACCAACCAGCACACGCCCGTACCGCGACTGATAACCCGCGCTTCCTGGTCTAACCACGTCCTGACTCTTACGACGGACAACGCCATTGACACGATGGAAGCCTTCAACCAGCGCATCGGGACTGCCCTTACAGCGAATGGACTGACATGACACCAGGCGACATCAACACCATTCTTGTTGAGCTGGGGCGCATCGCCACGAAACTTGACGCACAGCAGGAGGCGCTGACGGAGATCCGCAGCGAGGTCAAAAAGACCAACGGGCGAGTGACCGAGCTCGAAGGCAGGGAGCAAGTCGACAAGGCGCTCATCAACCAGCGCCAGCAGCGCGATCAGCAGTACCGCGAGCGGATTGCCCGCTGGGTGGCACCGGGGGTCATCGGTTTTCTAGTTGTCATCGGTAGTGCCGCGACGGTGGCACTGCTGAATCTGGACAAGCTCTAACAACAGGAGGGCCAAATGGCCGCACCACTTTCCACTCTGCGGAACAAACTGCGGAGGCGCAAGTCTGCCCGCGAACGGCAGGCCAAGCTCTACCGCAAGAACCGCCAGCGAGGAAACGCCAAAGCCGTCCGCACCCACAACGGCGCAATCGCCAAGCTGCGGAAGCTCATCAAGCGAGCAGTGCTTCGCAGGCCAGAGTCGGGAACGGGCCCGTGGCAGGGCTGCCAGTCGATTGCCACCAACGAGATCATCCCGATTGGCCGCAAGTGGGGCATCCCGGTCACATCGAGGAAGCGCAGCGAGACTTACGGCAACCCGTCAAGCGATCATTACTTTGGGAACACCAACGCTTATGCGGTGGACTTCGGCACCGACTCCAACTATGCCTTCGGTGCGGCCATAGGCGATGCGCTCGGAGTGCCTTACAACGGCGCAGGCGACGATTACGCTGAGCACATCATCAGCAGGGCAGGGCGGCAGTTCCGCATCCAGATCATCTGCGGCACACACGGCACCGGCCCACACACCCACGTCGGAATCAGGCGAGTCTGATGCTGACCAAGCTCAGGCAAAAGCTCAAGCAGCGCATCCGCTCACGCAATCGCCAGGTGGGAAAGTGGGAACAGACCAAGGCACCCGGTTACGCCAAAGCAGCCAGAGGCCATGTTCGCGCCATTCGCAAGCTGAGGCGCATCATCCGTCGAAAGACCGACGCATCAAACGCGACCCTTTCTGACAAGGGAGCCGCTTTCATCTCATCGTTTGAGGGTTTCTTCTCGAAGCCTTACAACGATCCGGTCGGCTACGCCACGGTGGGCTACGGGCATCTGCTCGGATACCGGCCTGTGAACGACGCTGACCGGCAGGGAGTCTGGATCAAGGGCCAAGACAAACCGGGACAGCTCACGGAGCGCGAGGCCCGGCAGCTGCTGCGCCAGAAGGTCGCTGCCGACTATGCGCCTGCGGTCAAGGCGCTGTTCGACAAAGGCGGGCCGCTCGAGGGCCAGTTCACTCAGGAGTTTTTTGACGGGCTGGTTTCGTTTGCCTTCAATCTCGGACCCGGCGCAGTCACACCCGGCACACCCGGCTTTGAGACTGTCGGCAAAGCCATCGACTCTGGCAACCGTCGAGCCATTGCCAGTGCCTTGCTGCTCTATCACAAGGCCGGCGGCTCTGCTTTGCCAGGGCTGACCCGCCGACGCAGGGCTGAGAATCGTCTAATCAGAACCGGGAACTACTCAACAGAGTTCCCCTGATGGACCCCGTGCTTCTCGTGTTTGTCCTAGTGCTGATGGTCGCCAGTCATATCTCGAAAGGAAACCCGTGAGATCAATACTCAGAGCTTTCTACATTGAGCCAACCGTTGTGCTGCTCACCGCCAATGCCGTAGTAGCGGCCTTGGCTGCTGAGGGAATCATTGCCGGTTGGATCTCCGTCGTGGTCATCGCGGCCACCGCTCCAATCCTTCGCCACTTTGTCGAGCCGGTGGGAAGGCGCTCTGGCC